AGATGAATGGATCGAAGAACTGAACTGAAACTACTGTCAATTGCGATTGCGACTTAAAGAACATTTTTGTGTGTTAGGAAGGATGTATTGTTGGTGGTGTTGTCACGATTTCAATACCCAGCGCCTGGAAATGCCATATGCGTACGACGCGTCGAAGAAGACGTTCCAGACGACCGGGAATTTTTGTTCATGGTCTTGCATGAAAAGCTTTGCGTTGGAAAAGTATGGTGTGCACAAGGGTGGTACGATTTGTTCGAACATGTTACTGATGCGCAAAAGGATGTACAACGAGTTTTCACCGATCGCGAAGGCACCGAGTCGCTATCTATTAAACGTGTTCGGTGGCGACATGACGATCGAGGAGTTCCGTGAAGGGTTGGTGTGCGACGCATCTAAAAATATAGTGAAACAGGTTCCCACGGAAGAAATCATGGAGAAGGGTGTGAAAACTGTATCCGTGTCGTCTATTGCCACCAACGAGAAGAAGTTGGAGGAAATAAAGGAGACGAACGTCCAGAATGAATCTTTGACGCCGAAATTGAAATTGAAACGGTCGAAACCGTTGCCGAGGTCTCACACCGATTTAGGATCGGCGTTGGGTCTCATCATCAACCCGGCTTGACAGTTGTTACACGAAACGCCTTCGTAGACGAAAGCGCATGTCTCGCACTCACTGAGTGGGCGAACATCGCGCGGTGACAATTCGTGATTAGAAAATTTGATCAATTGAGAAATTGTAAAAACACCATACTCGACCATCTTTTCTAGAGTAGGGAAACTCATTTACCAAAGCATGCACACACGTTTTTAACCTTGAGCAACATCGCCATACCGTCGATCATCGGTCCAACCATCTTCTTCAACACGATCTCGCGCTCGCTATCTTCGTCACCCGCGTCGATCTCTTCGATAAGGAAGAAGAGCAATTGCGTCACGAGCTTCTTCTTCCCGGCACCGTCCAAGCCAGCGGCGCCCTTCTTCAAAGACGAGGTCAATCGCATCAGTTCGGCGAGAATACCTGGAACGTCTTCTTTGGTGAGTCCGTCAGCCATGTATACCCTGCGAATGCGTTCAACGGTGTCGGTGATCTTCTTCGCATCTGCACCGGTCTGGGAAAATCTTTCGAGGATTTCTTCGAGCTTCATTTTATATTCTCACGCGATATTATATTTGCGAACATGGATCGCGCACTCGTGATCGGTGCCGTGAGCATTGGCGTCTACCAAATGTTCGACAGTCTGAGGAAGGAGCACACGGTCGACGATTTACCAGATTTGTACATAGGTGTACTGGCATCACTCATGTGGTTGGTGCATCAGGCAAGGCAAGGTGCGAACGCGTCGGCGATATACTCTGGAGCAGCGTTGCTTCTTCAATTGTACCTGATAACCGCGGTGTACCATCGCGATCGAGAACGACGCCAGTATGAGGATTTCGGGCGAGGTGACAGATGACCTGAAGGATTTTCAGTTTTTCTTCAACGCTCATCCGCCCCGTGCGCCGTAGGGCATGGGCGAACATACAACACAGCACGTACGTGGATTCCGCGATAGTCATCCCTTACTTGGTGTGTGAAAATTTAATTATAAAGTCATCGCCGTCGTCGGTGTCATCGGGACGACCTGGGACTTCGGCTTCTTGGTGATCATATAGCCACCGATGAGCAAACTCATTATGAACATCGGCAAGGCGAAATACGAAAATTGACGGTTACTCTTCTTCGAGTTCTTACACTTGTTCGTGATGTGCACCGTGATGGACGCCCCGACCAAACCCATGAGACCGAAGAACGTCATCCACAAACCCAAATCACTCTTGAACATGCGACCCAGGAACAGGGTGAATGGAATCGCGAGGGCGATCGCCAAGGTGTGTGTCAAAAATTCGTACGACGATTGTTTCGGCTTGTTGTCGCATTTGCGGTACGTGTCGATGCCGATGCTGGAGATCACCATGTACGCGAACGCCAACATGCATACCATACCGATCGCACCGTACGACATCTCGAGCGATGCCTTCCCGGAGGCAATTTTCTTAGCATTGGTCAGTGCCTTCTTCATCGCCGGTGTCGCGACCGACATCGTCGGCATCATGCCCATCGGCAGTTTTGGCTTCTTCGAACCCATCTGTGTAATATTGAAAGATATTTTTTTACGACACCATCGTAGATGAAATTCGATCTGCGAGCCTGTGCCAATCAGGGATTCGGGAACATACTCATCATGTTGGCGGATTTCAAGTACCAAAATCCAATCCAGAAACTTTTATTACCCGAACCAATAGACTGTGTCGAAGGATTCACCGTCGATGACGATCCGAATGAAACCACGTACGTCGGTCAGATTTTCCTGAACCCGTTCACGATGAGACACGTCCACCCACTGCTCAGAGGGTTCGTTCGACCACCGCCTCACGTTAAGGCTCTGGTGGACGCGAACGCACACGGGTGTCGATTGGGTATCCACATCCGACGCGCCGCCTACGGCACTGACTCCAAACACGTCGGAAACTCTGAAGACATCGACAAGAAAACGCCCATGCTGATGTGCAGTGACGATGGGTTGAAAAAATTCATCGACATCATCGAACGCACCGACGAACCGATCTTCTTGGCGAGCGACAGTTTGGAATTGAAGAAGGAACTCGCCGAGAAATACCCGACGAAAATTCGGACGTACGACGTGCCCGAGATCGTCATCGCGTCCAGGGAATTCAAAGGGAAGAAAGACGCGACGCACGCGTACGTGGACTGGTTCCTCCTCTCGCAGTGTACGACCGTGTGCGTGACCGCGGGGTCACCCAAAGACATGGTTGGATTCTCCACGTTCGGGTACACGGCGGCTGTGTATGGGAATTGTGAGATTCATTTCGTTTGGAATTAAACTTTGTGATATCTACTCGAATACTTTTTACGTAAAATCGTCAGACCGTTGTTCCACGGCATCGTCGCGAACTCCCAAAACTGTGGGTTCAACTCGGCGACCGCGCGATACGGACCACCCCCTTCCCACTGCGCCCCCGCGTTTGACGTGAGATCGCTGTGGTAATACGGTGTCGTTCCGTACATGCAATCGTGAAGGACGACCATGCTCGAAGGCGTCACGCACTCGTCCAACAGCGCCAATTCCTTCGCCACGTGTGGGTAGGAGTGCCAATCGTCCACGTACACGAAATCCTGGACGATTGATTTATCCAATTCCGCCAAATATTTCAGCGCGTCCATCTGGATGAATTCCCAGTGTGGGAGCAATTCTTCGGGACACTGGAACATCGTCGGTTGGACGTCCACGCTCACGACCTTCGCCCCGACCGCTTTCGCCGCCATCAAAAGTGGAAGCGTCGTGCTCCCGCCGCGCACGCCCAACTCGAGAATGCGCTTGGGGCGTTGTCCCAACACCATCCCGAAAAGGGTCGTCAGGTGACGATCGCTGTCACCATCACCGTTGAGCGTTTTGTCGACGATCGTATTCATTTATCATGTCTTCGACCCCATCCTTTAACGAGACGTGAGGGTAATAATAGTTGAGTATGAATCGATCGGGATCCTCACGCAAGGTGTGTGTGGGATCGTTGAAACTCCGAACGAAACTGTTGGGTGTGATCATTCTCGCGAGATCCAAGATGGTGATCCACTCGAACGACGACACGTCCACATGATCCCGAGTCGACTTGATCTCTTTGAAATTTTCTGCGATCGCCAAGAGACACCTTCCACAGTCCTTCGTGTGTAAAAATTGTCGAACCTCCTGCCCGTTCGTCAACAGTTCGATCTTCCCGGTCGTCTTGAACTTGTGTATGAAATCGGCGATGACGTGCGACTTCTCGGAAACCTCCTCGTACCCGTACACGTTCCACAGTCGCACGGAGATACCGCCGAGCAATCGGGTGTAGTGTTCGCCCAAGTGTTTCAGTGTGCCGTACGGATGATCCATGTTCCACATTTGCGTCGACGCGAAGACGAACGGGTGACCGCTCAATGCTCGAAACGTGTTCGTCATCATCCGAGCGTTATTGTCCAAAAATTCCGTCGAAGGTTTCTTCAGGTATTTCGCCCCGCCCACGTCGTACGCCAAGAAGAATGTGAAATCGCACGCGTCGACGATCATTCGAAGATGGGGTACGCACTCTTCTCGGCGCAAATCATGCATCGGGTCGATCTTGATGTCCCATTCCACCACCTCGTGTCCAGCCTCCTCGAGCGCCCGCACCGCACCCTTTCCGACGATCCCTCTCGAACCCAAAACTAGGACTCTCATTCTTCTTCAGTAATCGCTCCAGCTCTTTAACACGTCTGGGACTTTTTCGATGACGCTGTCGGGTGTGGGTTGGTGATGGAATCGTCCGTCGGTCGATCGACCGTTCGTGTAGTGATCGGCGAACTGTTCCTTCGTCACCGGTGCCACGCTGTCGTCGTGACAGTGGCTGAAATTGTTAATCTTGTTGAACACGTGGTCGGTCGACCCGAACGATGAAAAGTGCCATCCGGCGTGTTGGGCGTATGGGAACTGCCAACGCTTGTCTCGGAAAAATTGCGGCACGACGTGTTCGCCGTCCGAGAACAATTTGTAGCGAGCCATGACAGTTCCGAACCACGGCTCGACGACTTGCATCCATTTCAGACTGTACTCGAACGCATACATGTGGGCGGTGACGACGACCGCACCCTCGGGCATGACCCCGACCCAATCAATGGATGGGATTTCATCCACGTCACCGATCATGACGAAATCTTCCGGTTGTAAGTCGAGTTGATCCAACCCTCGAGTGATACAATTCCGTTGATGCTTCTCGCGCGCCCACGGATCGTCACCCTCGGGATTGTCTTCCACCACGATATGTACGATCTTGTCCGCCCACTCCGCGAAATCATCCTTGTTGTCGGCGTAGAACAACGGTTTGTCGTTTCCCCGGAAGGTCTTTGTTGATTCCACGAGCACGAACTTATCAACCTTCGGTGACAAATACTCCAGACGCTTTTGAAGGAGTTCGAGTTCGTTGTAAAATGTGAAACAATCGACGACCGTCATGATGTAACTTAAAAACTATCGAGTTGTTTAAGTCAACCATGATACCCAAAGTCATTCACAAGGTATGCATCGTCGATGGAGGTAAGATGCCCACCTTCCCGGACGGACTGAAGAAAGCACTCGAGACGTGGTATCGGAAAAACCCTGGATACAAAATCAAGATGTACTCCGGGGACGATTGCGTGCAGTACATCAAAGACAATTTCGACGATCACGTGCTCGAGGCGTATGAGAGACTGAAACCCTACTCGTACAAGTGTGACCTCATGCGCCATCTCATCATGTACAAGGATGGTGGGTGGTACAGCGATCTTCGTCAGGTGTGTTTACAGTCGCTCGATGTGTTTTATGACAACGGGCTCAAAGAATACTACACGAGCACCGACTGTCCGCCGAACCAGATGTGTCTGTACACGGCGTTCATAGGGTCGGTGCCAGCGCATGCTATTTCAAAAAAAATGATCGACCTCATATTGTGGAATGTCGACCACAATCATTACGGTCTTGACTGTCTCTATCCCACGGGACCGGGGGCGTACATGAACGCCGCGGTGGACTACCTTCGAGCCCACCCGTCGCGTGTGATGGTCGGTTCGCACGGAAGCGACGAACACGTGCGCTTTGGGAACGTCACCTTCGTCAAATGTAAGTACAACGGTGCCAAAGGTGCCGACAACTCCGACATGCCCGGAACAAACGACTACGGGGTCATGTGGAGGCGGCGTGACGTGTACGGAGCTCGTTGTTAAACCTAGATAGTCCCACCTCGACATGCCCAGAGTGTAAATAATTAAAACATTTTGGTGACTGCAAAGCTCTGGACAAGAGCTCAAACGTACTCAACGCGCACTTGTGGATGTGGCGTCGAAGACACGTTGGGTGATCTGCCCGTAGTGCGTCTTTGTAGTCCACGCAGAGTCCACACGACGGAATGTTCATGGGTCAACATGTGAGGACGACTGGCTTCATGTGACCCACCCTCGTCTGTGTGTCGACGAAGATTCCAAACCCTGCATCTGCGAGATTTAGGCAAAACGAAACGTCTTCGGATGACATATCTTGACACGCAACACCCTTATGTGATTTGAATTCGATGAGCGGTCGATGAAAATAAGGGTAGGTTAATTTCGGGCTGTGGAAAACCTCGCGACGAACCGCGAAAAACCCCATGCCGGCGTACGCGACTTTGATGTAGCGATCCGTCGAATCGCTTAGCTCTGACTTTGTCATGAAATGAAACGTGCCGTCGCGACCCATCTTCTCCATGTCCCAATCTTTCACGACCGCCAAGTGAACGTTGTCTTGCATGATGTACGGACCACACACGACCGGGTATTTCTTCGTATTCTCGAGCATGGTTTCGACCTGTTGGGGTGTGAACATGACGTCGGAATCGATCGTCATCCACACATCGAATTCCATTCCATTAAACGGTACCTGATCGCGTCCGCGAAGGACGTTCAGACCTAACGTCTTCATTCGACAAAACGGCACGAACGAACTTTGCGCGTTGATCATGGAGATTTGGTACCCACGCGACGTGAGATACACGATCGTGTCGGACCAATTTTTCAGGAAATCACCGGAAAATGTGCTTCCAGGGAACGCGAAGATGACCTTCATCATCATTCCTCGAGCATATGTTTGACTTTTTCTCTATTTTCTAAGTGTAACGCTTCGACGTCTTTTTTGTTTTGTCCGACGTACGGGACGGCGAACCCTTCGTCGCACATGTGTTTGTTGATGTTAACTTTCGTATCACCGTCGACGTACCACACCTCCGCCAACACCCGACCGAATTTACCGCGACTGTCGCGCTCCTTGCACCGCAACTCCAACCACGCGTTTTTGTTATCCTTGGACTTTTGGACGAAATCCTTCAGAACCTTCTTGGACAACAACCCGAATTTCTTCTCCGTCTCATCCCTGGTGCGAGATTCCGGGGTGTCGATTCCCAACAGACGCACGCGTTGTTTTGTGAGCGTGTCGAAGCCCAAGTCCAAAACGACGTCCATTGTGTCGCCGTCCACGACGCGCTCCACGGACTTGACTTTGTATATGAATCCGCACTCTCCCTGATCGTACATGTGTTGTTGTACCCTGAGAAAAGAAAAGCATGAGCAGCAGATCATGTAATATCACAACCTAAATCTAAACCGATCGAAAAAATGCACGGTGTGTCTGAACTGGTAATACACGACCATGCACACGGCGTCGGCGATGTCGTGTTTGCGTTCCCACGGACACTCCAGGTGTTTGATGTAATGCGAAGCTATCTTCTCGACTCGTTCCTTCCGCTCTTCGTAATTCAGATGTCCCATCCCAAAATGTGCGTGCAATGAATTCGGTGACACCAACTTGACTTTCGATTTGTGCATGAAATGCATGAGCACCTCGATCGCTTTGAGACCGTGGGGTGGTTGACGTTCGATGAGTACCACGTCCGCGGCGTCGAACAGGAACGCGTGGTCTTCGCAGAATGCGGGAACGAGATCGACGAGTTCATTGGAGTCCGTGGCGAATTTATATTCCTCGAGGGACACCTTCTTTATGATTTCAACTTTGACGTCGGGTTTACACTCGGCATAGCAAATGCCGACGTTGTGATATCCGATATCGATAGCTAATATCTTCATCTACTATAAGTCTCATGTTTCTATTGCTCTGCAAACCCGCACTTGTTCCACCACCCTACGTAGGAATCGACTACTGTAGGGTGGTCGAAGCTCGACCGAGCGCCGTCGCCGGTTCGACCTATGAAATCACAGTCCTGGATGCACCTAAAATTTACGTCGACGACGACTCCGTGACCAAGTCCGGATTCTTCAGTACGATGGCGTCGTCACCCTCCTCCGGCGGCGTGTCTGGCAAATCAACCTCCTTCAAACCCTTCGACTCAAATTCCTTGAAGACGCGAAGGGAACCCTCGAGACGATAGATCTCAGCGGTCAAGCCGTTGATCGCTTCGATGATCTTCTTGATATTTTCTTCAACGTTGACGGTCGGCATGATGGGCAATGTGAATTAGAAAGGGTATTATTCTTTAATAACAAAAATTTATTGATCTTCTTCGTCTTCATGATCACGATCGTGGTCTTCATCATCGTCGTCGGAAGATGACGAGTCGTCGTCTTCGGGTTCATCGTCGACTTGGATTTCGTGCTTGGAAGACCGAATTTTTTTGGGCGGCGGTGTGAAGGCACTCCGCGTGACGGTCGCTACCGTCGGAGTTTTCGGCTGTTCCTCCTGTTGTTTCCTCTTCGGCGGGCGTCTTGGTGACGTCGCCGGTGAGACTTCGGGTGTCGGCGTGGTCGCTCGAGGTTTTCTTTGGTACTTTCGAGGACTTGCAGGGGTTTTCTTCGCCGCGTTGTCGTCGGCACCGTGTATGACGGACAGCACCTGTTCTCGCGTGAGTCCGCCCTTCTCGAGTCGGTCGAGCCATTGGAAAAGGAATGAACTCTCGTTCTTCGCGGATAGGTAGTACGCGCGAAGGAGTCCGAGGTCTTGGGCGGAGAACTTTCTCGCCTCGGAGACAGCCTTCTTGAAGTAACGAGTGTTGATGATGTTTTCGGTGATGGTAGACATGATGCGTCGGATTCTGACGACTTTCGATTTTCTGAGTTCGTTTATAATGTGTTGAAATTGAAATTTCAATTTTTTACTCAAGACCGTTTAAAGCCGATACGAGCATGTTCGAGCGTTTGGGGATCACGCGCGCGGCGTTGCACGCCGAGCAACACACACCGTGCATACACGGTTGCGCGTCGTGTCTGTCCTTCTGATCCACGAGGGGTCGGCGACAATCCGGGAAACAGCAGACATGTATGGTGGCGTGCATGGTGAAAATGCTTCGCGCGTTCGAAAGTGAGGTGCCGAGTGGGCATAAACGTTTGAAAATATTTTCGGGTATGGTTCGAACGGTTTTAACGGCGAGTGGGTGTATTGTTTACGATGGTCCGATAAGTGAAATTAAAAAAGAACTCACAGTACGTCCCATCACGGACAACAAAGACTATGGAGGTTTTCCAGCACCACCTTTCAAAGTTTTTCGTCTCGCGAAAAAAACAGGTGGTATATGCGTCCCCAAGTTTTACGCCCAAACTAAATTCGGAACCCCCGACGAAGACAAAAGAATCGTTCCCCGTCGCTGTCCTATCAAATTCACCGGAGTCCTCAGGGACACGACCCATCAGAATGCCGCAGTTGATTCAGCTATTAAGGCTTCTTCTGGGCTCCTCAGTCTCCCATGTGGGTATGGGAAGACAACGTGCGCGCTGGCGATAGCCGCGCGACTCGGGTACAGAACCATGATTGTCGTCCACAAGAGCTTCCTCGCCGATCAGTGGCGAGAACGCATCGCGCAGTTTTGTCCGGGGGCGACCATCGGTGTCGTGCAAGGTCCGAAACTCGACGTCGAGGCGGATTTCGTGATCGCCATGTTGCAGAGTCTGAGTCAGAAAGAATACTCGACCGAAGATTTCGCATCCATTGGAACGTGCATCGTGGACGAGTGTCATCACATATGCGCCCGGTCGTTCAGTCGGGCACTATTCAAACTGAATCCTCGACATTTGTTTGGTTTGTCCGCAACACCCGACAGGAAGGATGGACTCCGGAAAGTCATGGAATTTTTCATGGGTCCGTGTTTCTTCCAAGTCGAACGAAAAAATCAAGAGAACGTCGAAGTGTTCACGCTCGCGTTCACACACGAGATGTACAAAGAGGGACCGCCGCTAACCCGACAGGGGAAGGTATGCCTGGCGAACATGATAACCATGCTCGTGGAGTTGAAGGATCGAAACGCATTCCTGATCAAGACCATCAAGGAAGCTTCCAAGGGTACGCGTCGATTACTCGTTCTCACGGACAGACGATGGCACTGTGAATATTTACACCAAGCGTTCCCGAAGACGTCTGGGTTGTACATGGGTGGAATGAAACAGCGTGACCTCGAGGCGTCGAGTGAACAGAAGATCATCTTCGCAACTTTTGCACAGGCGCACGAAGGTTTAGACATTCCCGCGTTGGACACGGTTCTCCTGGCTTCACCGAAATCTGACATCACCCAATCGATCGGTCGCATCATGCGCGAGACCAAGGGAAAGAAGAATCCACCTTTCATCTACGACATCAGAGACGATTGGAGCATGTTGGTGTCCATGTTTTACAAACGCATGAAAGTCTACCGCGCGGGTGGTTTCAAAATTCACACGGCGAAAGGATGTAATAGCTCCGCCACGTCTCAGCCCGACGTGCCGAAAGGGTTTGCATTTAATTTCTAGTTTTGTATTAGTAAGAGATGTCTATCATCAGTCTCGCGAGCAAAGGCATTCAAGACACGTTCCTGTTATCGGATGATTTGGGACACAGCCCTTTCAGATCCAAGTTCACGCGACACACGAATTTCGCACAGACCCCGAAATATTTGAAGGACATCACCCAACAAGACACGAGCATCAAGATTCCGATCGTCGGTGATTTGATCAACGCCGTGTGGTTCGAGGGCACGGACATCGCCACGAAATTGTTCAAGGGATCGACCATCGATCTGTACATCGGCGGTGTGAAGATCGACAGTCACAAGTACGAATACCTGACGGACATCTGGCAGATTTACCTGTCCCCGACGTGGACGCGCTCGCAAGAGATGAATAACCCGGTGTCGACGACGACCAAAGGATTCGTACCCCTCCAATTCTTCTTCTGTGGAGGCATGAACGGTGGATTTTTGCCACTCGTCGCCATGCAATTTCACGAGGTGGAGATTCGAGTGAATCTGGACGACGCGTACGTGTCCACGCTCACCGCGGACGAACGCAAGGCTCGGTGCTATTGCAACGCGATCTTCTTGGACACAGACGAACGACAAAGTCTCGTGTCTCGGCAGATGGATTTGGTCATCACTCAGGTGCAATCTCTGTCGTCGGACGTCTTGGACACGGTGACCAATAACGTGAACGAAATCGGTGGGAATAACTCGATCGATCTGTCCTTCCTGAATCACCCGGTGAAAAGTCTGTTCTTCGGGTACAACACCCTGTCGAGCGATGAAGAGAACGACCGATTCACGTTTTTGAACGCGGACATCGTGATCAACGGCGAACCGCTCGTTGAGAAGATGAGTCCCATGTATTTCCACACCGTGCAGACGTATTACAACTGTCCGTACGGGATCATTCAGTTCGACGAGGACAACGACTGTCCGTTTTACACCAGATATTTCAGCTATCATTTCGCCCTGAACCCAGAACAATACAAGAGCAGTGGTTCACTGAATTTCAGCAGACTCGACAGCGCCAAGCTCGTCCTTCGAGGTGTGGAGAAAGGCGTGAACCGCCCGTCCAATCAGGCACTCACCGTCATGGCGGTCTCGTGGAATGTGCTGTCCATAAAGGATGGCGTCTGTGGGTTGCGATTTTCTTCGTAGGTACTAGTAGTGACACATGCCGTTCGTCGGTTCCGTCGGTAAGTTTTCGCAGGTGTTCGTGTCCCGCCTCGATCCTCAGAACGTTGAGGCGGGGCAGAATGTGGACAACATCATCTGTGGTGACTTGGAGGCGTCGAATGTCCTTTCGGCGAACATCGGTCTCGCGGGCGTGCTCGATCCCGTGCACACGTTCGAGATGGGCGTGCCGACACCCGAATTATACATGGACGATGGACAAGAAGTCGTGTTGACCGTACCAGACAAGGCGGCGTTTTTCAACAGAGCGTTCATCGGATCGCAGTTGGGTGTGGAAACGAGCAACCCGACGCACGCGTTCGACGTCGGTGCAAACAACGAATTTTTTATCGATACCGTGGCGGGTGCCACGAACTTGCTCGTCGCGAACGGGAACGTCACGGCACAGAACATCACGTCGAACAATCGATTGGTCGTCGGTGTGGATGAAGAATCC